GTTTGCCCGTCGCTCGTTGCTTTCCTGAGCGTTGCATAGTTTGACATCGTTGCACAAGCCGTGGGCATCACGGAATTAAGCAACGCGTTAAACATCGACAAGTCGGTCGTCTCCCGTCTCGTCAAGAAAGGCATGCCCACGACCTCCGTGGACGCCGCCCAGGCGTGGCGCGAATCGAACGCACCGCCCCGCGCCAAGCGTGGGCAACGCGGCACACCGCCCCCGGCGCCGAAACTCTCAAAGGTCGCCGAGCCTCCGAGAGTGTCAGAGCCTGCCGCACATCTGTCAGTTCCTCCACCGCCGCCGGTTCACGACAGCGCACCCGAACCCGACGACGAAGACAACACGCCGCGCCAATCCCTCCGCCGCGCCCGCCTTGCCGAGAAAGTCGGCTACAACGAACTCGTCATCTGCAAGCGCAACGGCGGCTCCGTCGAAGACATCCGCAAGGCAAACCAAATCTACATCGCCAGCCGGAACAACCGCATCAAAGCCGAAAAGGATTTCAAAGACTGGCAACGCCAGGAAGCCATCACCCTCTTCTACGACGAAGCCCGCGACATCACGAGCCGCCCGCACATCACCGCCAAGCAGCTCCTCGAAGTCATGCCCAAGACCCTCGCCACCCGGCTGCACGGCCAACCGCAGAAAACCATCGAAGCCACCCTTGCCGAGTGGGCCGACAACCTCACGACCATCATCCGAAAAGCAATATGACCATCGAACACCTCAAAACCTCCGACCTCATCCCCTACGCGCGCAACGCGAAAAAGCACGACGCCAGCCAAGTCGCCAAGCTCGCCGGGAGCATCCGCGAGTTCGGCTTCACCAACCCCGTCCTCATCGACAAGGACAACGGCATCATCGCCGGCCACGGTCGCGTGCTCGCCGCTCAATCCCTCGCCCTCGAGACCGTCCCCTGCATCCGCCTCGGCCACCTCAGTGACACGCAGCGCCGAGCCTACATCCTCGCCGACAACCGCCTCGCCGAGATCGGCGGCGGGTGGGATGAGGAAATGCTCAAGCTCGAGCTGGCGGATCTCGCGGCCTTGGGGGTCGACTCAACGGAAATCGGGTTCTCACCAGGAGACCTTTCCAATCTTGATATTGAAATCGATGATGAAAAGCCTGTTGACGCTGAACCAAAGATAGACCTTGCCGCAGAACTCTGTGCCAAGTGGGGAACAAAGCTCGGTCAGCTTTGGGAGCTTGGGAACCACCGGATTATTTGCGGTGACTCCACAGATAAAAAAACCGTCCAAACCCTTCTCAACGGTGACAAGCCCCACCTTATGGTCACCGACCCGCCATACGGAGTCGAATACGATGCAAGCTGGCGAGAAGAGGCGGGCATCGGAGAAGGCGCACAAGGAAAGGTCCTCAATGATGACCGCGCAGATTGGCAGCCTGCATGGGAGTTGTTCCCCGGAGCCGTTGCTTACATTTGGCATGCTGGCTCTTTCTCTCCAACGGTTGCAGATAGTTTGATTGCATCAGATTTCGTTCTTCGAAATCTCATAATTTGGGCAAAAGACCGTCTCGTTATTTCACGCGGCAACTACCACCATCAACATGAGCCGTGCTGGTATGCAGTGAGAAAAGGACAAAATGCCAAGTTCACGGAGGACCGAACCCAGACCACGCTCTTCAAAAACATTCAAGATGTCACCCGCCAAGGGGAGCTTGTTTTTCTTGCAAAAGACCACGCAAAAAGAGTCTACGCAATCCGAGGGGATAAAAGCACGCTGTGGGATATTCCAAAGCCTACAAAATCCGAAACAGGCCACAGCACGCAAAAGCCCGTCGAGTGCATGGCGCGCCCAATCCGCAACCACGACAGCGAATTTGTCTACGAACCCTTCTCCGGCAGCGGCACAACAATCATTGCCTGCGAGCAACTTGGGCGCAAATGCCGCGCGATTGAGTTGAACCCAGGATATGTTGCCGTGGCTCTGCAACGGTGGGCGGACGCCACTGGCAAGATGCCCAAGCGCCTCGCATGACCCCCGCCGCCGAAGCCCTACGCGAACACCTCCGCTCGATCTACGCGCCGATTGACCGGCGCAGCGTCACCGAGTGGTGCGCTGACGAGGTGATTTTGAGCGAGCGGCAGACGCAGATGCCCGGCAACTTCAGCACCCGCCTCACGCCCTACCTCCGTGAGCCGCTCGAGTGCTTCGGCGATGTCGATGTTTCCGACCTCGTGCTCGTATTCGGCACGCAGACCGGCAAGACGACGATGGTCCAAGCAGGCACGGCATGGCGTATCGTCAACAAGCCGCAGCCGGTCGTGTGGGTCATGCCCACCGAAGGCCTCGCCCGATCCTTCTCCGAGACCCGCTGGATTCCGCTCTTCGACGACAGCGCCACGCTCGCCGCTCAGAAGCCCGCGGACCGGCACCGCTTCAAAAACCTCGAGCAACATTTTTCGCGCTGCTCGCTTGTCTTCGTCGGGTCCAACTCCCCGGCAAACCTCGCCAGCCGCCCCGCCGGACTCCTCCTCATGGACGAGGTGGACAAATTCGCCAGGGAGACAGACCAAGAAACCTCCGCCCTTTTCCTCGCAGAGAACCGCACCAAGTCCTTCGTCGGCGCGCTTCGCGTCAAGACCAGCACGCCCACCACGCCGGACGGCGCGATCTGGCAGGAATACCAGAAAGGCACGCAGGAGAAATTCATGCTCGCCTGCCCGCATTGCCGCGAACGCATCGAGCTACTTTGGGAACAGGTCAAGTGGGACACCGACGCGAAAGTGGCCGGCAAGTGGAATATGGCCCGCGTCGAAGAATCCGCGCGCTACATTTGCCAGCGGTGCGGAGGCGAGTGGAACGACGGCCAGAAAATCGAAGCCCTGCAAGACGGCAAGTGGCAGGCCACAAACCCCAGCGCCCAGCGCGGCTTTCGCAGCTTCCACCTAAATTCCCTCTACGCGCCGTGGCGCTCCTGCACCTTCGGCGCGCTCGCGGTGAAATTCCTCCGCGACAAGGACACGCTCAACGGCCTGCAAGATTTCACCAACAGCACGATGGCCATGCCGTGGGAGCAAGTAGAGACCAGCATCGGCGACGCCAACATTCTCAGCCTGCGCGGCGACTACACGCGCGGCACCTGCCCGATCGAACCAGCGCACATCGTCACCTGCGCCGACATCGGCCAGGATAAACAGCACTGGGCCACGGTCGCCTTCGACGCCAACGGCCAGAGCTATGTCCTCGACTACGGCACCACACTCACCATCGAGGATCTCCTCGCCGACTCGCCCCGCCGCATCTACCGCACGCCCAGCGGGCAGGAAGTCCGCCCCGAGTGCGGCCTCATGGATTCCGGCTTCGCCACCTTCCGCGTTTACACCGCCTGCCAAGTCAGCGCCGGATTCTGGCACGCCGCCAAAGGCTCCGGCGCAACCTTCGGCAGCCGCATCGGGCGCACCGTCATCGACGACTTCCCCGGCGTCGTGCTCTACACATTCGTTGACCACGCCATAAAAACGGAACTCTTCATCGACCGCATCCGCAACGGCAAACCCCCGCTCGCCATCCCGCGCGACACCACCGAGGACTTCCTTCGCGGCATGAGCGGCCAGCGCCTCGTCCCCCGCAAGACCGCCACCGGCCAAGAGTTCGTGTGGAAATCCGTCGCGCAAGATCACTACATGGACGCCGTAAAGCTCTGCCATGTCGCTTGGCACATCTTAAAAAACTGACGAATGAAAAAATCACAACTCTGGAAAATCTACACGGCAAAAAATCCCAGCTTCGCGGGCGACGGCAACATCACGATGAGCGCGCGCGGCCTGCGCAAACTCTTCGACCAAACATGGGACTACGCCTTTCACGAAGGCGAAGACGAGATCGAACACGCGCCGGTCACCGACTCAAAAGGCGTGGACGACCTGATGAAAATTTTCGGCATGTCCTGAGCAATTCGGTGCGCTCACCGATATGATCCCCGAACTTTTCCCCGAACTTTTCTCCGAACTTTTTACCTGAACCTTTTACCTGAACCGCCCGCCGCGCTAGGTTTTAAGCGGCTCCGCAAGCCTTCAAAATTATTTTCATTTTCTTGAAAAAAAGTTGTTGACGAGAAATCAAGTTGGTGAGATTGTCATGTCAGATCGAAGCCACCACGGCAGAGACAAAAACCAAAAACCAAAAACCAAAACGAAAAAATGACAACAGCAACACAACTCAAAGCAGGCACAGAAACAGGTTCATTGATGAATCACATTATCAGCGGATGCCGGATGTCGGCTCCAGAAACAGGAATGGGTGCAACGATCCTTGGCTGGACTGATCGCCGCGCCTGCACAATTACCCAAGTGAGCAAGAGCGGCAAACGCGTCGGGATTGTTGAAGACATTGCAACCCGTGTTGACGAAAACGGAATGAGCGACTCCCAAGAATACTCTTTCGAGCGTGGGACGGGATCGCCGACATTTTTCACCCTTCGCAAAAATGGCGCATGGGTTCGCCAAGGCGAATCAATTCGCGGCCAGCGCCTCGCAATCGGCAAGCGCGATCACTACTACGATTTCTCGTTCTAACCCCACCCGGCGCGGGTTCGATCCCCGCGCCACTCTTGACCAACCAAACCAAAAAACGAAAAATCGAAAATATGAAAAATTCAGAAATCATGTCTTCAATCGAAGACGAGTTAGCCGGTGTTATTGCTCTTTACGATCAACTGATTGAACAGTCCGATAAGCTCGCAGAGGCTATTTACTACCGACCAGACTATATCCTCGGGAAAGTCATGCCAAACAAGGCCAGTGAACGCCGCAACTCATCGAGGATCAGCGAATGGTTTAACAAAGAATGCAAACCCGACTTGTTAGACCACATTGCAGAAATTGAATCACAAGACTTGAAAACAGAAGCGCGGGAAAAACTAATCGCGTCTCTAAATCTAACGGATGAACAAAAGGCGCTCTTGTTTGAAGATTAAAATGACAACCAAGCCCACCCACGGCGGCCCGCGCAAAGGAGCGGGTCGCCCGCAAGGCAAGAAATCCGCCAACGCCAAAGGCCGCACAGCCGTCACGCGCAGCGTCTCCATGCAACCCGAAAGCTGGGCCAAGCTCGACCGGCTGCGCGGCACGCAGTCGCGCGGGAAGTTCATCGAGTCGATACTTTGACTCGCCCGTAAGGTTATCAAACCCGCCGCGCCTCTGCTTGCATGCGTAATTCGGCGGGTCTTTTTTTGTCAGAAAAACGGCAGCAATTTTCCGACACAATTTCTGGTTTAGAAACACCCCCGCGAACTCAAGCCACGCTTGAACTGCCGCACACATTCTAATCATCCCGAACACTACACTCGCCGAGTGTAGTGTTTTTCTTTTGTAAACTTTGACTCTCCCGCCTCCATGCAGGCAGGCGGACACACGACCGAAGCGGCCTCTCGTAGAAGCACACTGACGACGGTGGGATGGGCGGTCATTTATGACCCAAGACTCCCGAAGGCCCACGCTTGAAAAGGAAGTGCACGCCGTTCCTGCTTTTCCATTTTGACACGCCCGCCGAGGCGTGACCGACCTCGACAAAATCTCCGGCGTAAAATCCTTTCTACGCCGCACCAAGACCGCCGCAGAACTCGAAGCCCTCGCGCTCGCCACATTCGCGTCGGCCACCGAGGAAGTCGTCATCACCTCTCTGTCATCCGACGGCACCGGCACAGGTGGGCAGGTCAGTTTTCCGAAGTGGCTTCTCCTCCAAGCAGTCGAAGAACTCCTCGCGGAAGGTCCGAACGGACGCCAACTTTTCGCCATCGCCGACCGGAGCAGATACGGCACCGCCGTTTGACACGCCGCCGGTGGCGTGCCGTCAAAATCAAAAAAATCAAGTTGGGGAGGCAGCCGCTCTGGCGCTGGTCGCCCGCGCAAGCTGGACGCAAAAGGAGCAGCATTTGAAGCCGCGCAACCTTCACTGAATCGCGGCCTCGTTTGGGTTCCAACGACAGACCCGAAGAGAGAGTTAACGGCTTACACGCGGATGGAAATCCTGCGCCTTGCGCGCTGGCTCTACAACAACGCACCGCAGGCTACCTACATCGTTGAGCACTTGGCACAACGCGCCATCGGGACCGGCATCGTCGTTCAGCCGAAAACATCAAACGCCGCTTGGAACAAAAAGGTCGACCAGTATTTTGAAGACAGAAACTGCGCCGAGGCATGGGCATTCGACGCATCGGCACAGGTCAATTTCTACACCGCGCAATCTCTCATCCTTCGACAGGTTGCCATCGATGGCGATTTCTTCGCGCAGTTCCTCAAGACCAGAGAAGGTGCCGCCCGCGTCCGCTTCATCGGCGGCGAAGCTATCGGCGGCTCTGCCAGCTTCGGCAACCCGGACGATATGACTCATGACGGCGTGCGCCTCGATAAATTCGGAGCGCCCGCAAGCTACACCATCGGAGGTAAAGAAGTCTCAGCCGACCAAGTTTTGCACATGCGCCACATCCGCCGGCACGGCCAGCCGCGTGGCGTCTCGTGGCTTCACTCCGCAGTTTCCAACCTGCGCGACATTTCCGAAATAAACGGCTTCGTGAAAGGCGCATACAAGGCAGGCGCGCAAATTGGCTACATGGTGACATCCACCGAAGTCGCCAAGATCGGCCTCGGCGCAGGACTGAAATCCACCACCAACGAAGTCGGCGAACTTCAAACCACCGACCTGCCAAACGGCATCCTCCTCCCTCGCCTAAAACCAGGCGAAAAGCTCGAAGCCTTCAAGAACGACATCCCCGGCCAGACCTACGAAGCCGTCATGCGCGCCCTCCGGTCGGATGTCGCCTTCGCCATCGGACTGCCGCCAGAAGCCATGATGGTGAGTGTCGGATTGGCAGGCACCGAGCAGCGCGCCGTTTTGGAAGTCACACAGAATTTCCTCGAGCGCCTCCAGCAGCAGGTCATCGATCAGTTCTGCCGTCCCTTCTACAAATATTGGTTGTGGCATGAAATGCAGGCCGGTCGCCTCGAATACCCCGGTGACGACTGGTGGCGGCACGAATGGCTTGCCCCACGCAAGATCACCGTGGACAGCGGCCGCGACGCCCGCGCCTACAGCGAGCAGCTCGACAAGGGCCACCTCTCGCCAACGCGATATTTCAACATGCTCGGCCTCCGAGCCACCGAAGAAGAGGACGATGTCATCGATACCTTCCTCCGCCGCAAAGCCAAGTGCGACGCGCTCGGTCTGAACATTTCTGAAGTTTTCCCCAACTCCGTCAGCCGTGGCATCGCCGCGCAACAACCCGCCGAACCGGATGACGACGAGCAGCCATCTCAACCACTCGCACAACCATGACCACACCATCCACCCCGAATTTTTATGCTCTGGAAAAAACCGCCGACAACGAAACCACCGTTACGCTCTACGACGAAATCGGTGCTTTCGGCGCAGGCTCAAAAGAATTCCTCGCTGACCTTGCCAAACTTAAGGGCCAACACATCCACCTTCGCATCAATTCTCCGGGCGGCAGCGTCATCGAAGGCACAGCAATCTACAACGCTCTCCGCCGCCACGAAGGCGGACTGACCGTCCACATCGATGCGATGGCGGCATCCATGGCCTCGGTTATCGCAATGGCCGGTTCACCGGTCTTTATGGCCGATAACGCACTCTTGATGATCCATAATCCTTGGACCGTCAGCATGGGTGAGAGCAAAGACCTGCGCAAAGAAGCCGACCTTCTCGACAAACTCAAAGTCAATCTCCGCAACGCCTATGTCCGAAAGACCGGCATCAACGCCGAGGAAATCGGCGCAATGATGGACGCCGAGACTTGGCTTGATGCTGTCGAAGCCGTCGCCCTCGGATTCGCCGACGCCATCGAGGAAGGCGTTGCCGCAGCGGCAACAGCCACACCCGAAATGCTCCGCGCTCGTTTTGACAAATTCGCAAAAGCACAGAACACCATGAATCCAACAGAAGTCATCACCTACTCAGCCGAAGTTGCTGAAGAAGCCGCCGAGATCATCACCGCCACCGTCGTGAGCGAATCCGCTCCTTCCGAGACAATGGTCGAAACGACCAATGAAACAGAGGTCGTCGAAACCGAGACCGTCGAAGCTCCCGCACCCGAAGTTGTCGAAGCTCCTGCCGAGCCTCAAGCCAAGCTCGCCGCCGCTGACCAGATCCTCGCCAAATACAACGCTGTCATCGCCGAGCGCGACGCAGCCGTTGCCGGACTTAAAGAAGCCAGCGCGAACATCGAATTCCTCCGCAGCGAAATCGCCGCCGAGCGCGAATCCCTTGCCCGCCTCGAGCGCAGCCTCGGCCTCTCAGCCGCCCGCGAAATTCCCGAAGTCCTGCCCACGCAGAACGCAGAAAACATCTACGACGCTTGGAAGAACGCCACTGGCGCCGAGAAGACCCGCATCTTCCGCGCGAACCGCAAGGCACTCGAGATCGCGGCCAAAAATTTGACACCGCAATAATTCACGAAAACCCAACCAACCACCTAACACACCATGGCCACCACCATCTCATCCGAACTGAAATTGAATGTGGTTCTCGACAGCGCCCTCATGGCCCTGCGTGAATCGCTTCTTCCTATCAACGCCTTCTCGACCGTGTTCAACTCGGTCCCACTCCAAGGCACCGACAAGATCAGCGTCCCGTTCTACCCTCTCGCCACTGATGCGACGAGCGACTTCAACGGCACTTACGCTTTCAACGACTCCAACGCGATCAACTCCCGCGAGATCACGGTCAACAAGCGCAAGTATCAAGCCTTGAGCTTCACCAGCTCGGAACTCGCCCGTCAGCCTTACTTCAACGCCGAACAATTCGGCTTCCAGAAAGGCCGCAAGCTCGCCGAGGACATCCTCCGCGACATTCTCTCCGTCGTGACCCTCGCCAACTACGGCGCAGCGATCCACACCGGCGCAGCTTCTGCCTTCGACTCCGACGACATGATCACGATCAAGACCGCTCTCGACCAAGCCAAGTGGGCAAAGTCCAGCCGCGTCATGATCCTCGACAACGCTTATGAAGGTGCGCTCCTCAAAGACGCCAGCATCAAGAACGCCGCCGCAGTCGGCACAGCATCCGCCATCCAGAATGGTCGCCTGCCACAGATCGCTGGCTTCGATGTCATCGGCACAAACCTCATCCCCGGCAACAGCCAAAACCTCGTCGGCATGGTCGCACTCCCAGAAGCAATCTTGGTTGCCTTCTCACCTGTGCAGCCATCACCCGGCGTCCGCGCTAACCTCACCGCCTACGAAGTGGCAGTCGATCCAGAGACCGGCCTCACCATCGAGTATCGCTCATGGGGCGATCCCGACACCGACACTGAGAAATCAGTCATCGAGGTCAACTACGGCTTCGCCCTCGGCCACGCCGCCGCCCTCAAGCGCATCGTCTCGGCCTAAGCCACATGCGCCTCGCAATCACGCTCACTCGCACCGGCGACGCCTGGCAGGTCAAGCACCTGCCAAGCGTCCCGCTCGGCGAGCAGCTCGCAGACTTCAAAGCCAAGCAAGTCGCCGGCGAATTCACCGCAGACGAAACGCTCGTTGTATCTCTTAACGATACTCTCAAGCGCCACGCGAAGAAGCCATCCGCCGCACCCGCGCCCGTCGAAGTCGAAGAGTCACCCAAAAAGAAAAAATAACAGCGCATTCCCCGCGCCAGCCCGCAAACGCCCGGCCGGAAGCCTTTCCCGGTCGGGCGTTCTGCTTTTGACACCCCTGCACAGGCATGTCGCCCGCGCAAAAAGACCACCTCGAAAACCTCGCCGCCACCGCGCGCAATACGCTCCTCGGCAAGCCCGCCACATTTCGCGGGCAGAGCATCCGCGTCGGCCTGTCCGCCATAGCCATCGGCCTTGATCTCGAAACCGGCGGTCTGCGCCAAGGCGGCGAATTCACCGCGCGCTTTCTGGCATCTGCTCTGCAATCCGCTCCCCGCCGTGGCGAGCAAATCCTGGTGGATGGCAAGACCTACACCGTCCACTCCGTGCGCGAGCAGACCGGCACGCCCTTCGAGTTCGTCGCCACGATCGTCCCCGGCTCCTCACTATGAACGCCTCCATCGAATCATCCCTCCGCGAGTGGCTCCTCTCCACCGTCCCTTTTGCGGACGCAGCGATCCACACCGGCCAGAGTGCCGAGACTATCCCAGGCGACCAGCCCGTTGTCTTTTGCGCGTGCGAGACCGTCGAGCCGGTGGCCATGGGCTATTTCAAATTCACGGCGCAGATCATTGTTTCCACACCGTGCGTGATTGAGGAGTCCTTGCCGACGCATCTGGCGCTTTCGGATGCGCTCAAGTCGGAACTCTACGACATCGCGCCTCTCGTGGATTTCCTCCCTGCATCCATGCACCTCGCGGGCGTGACGCTGAACGCTTTTGGCCAATCGCAGGCCAGTGAGCGCTGGCTCACGACAGCCGAGATCGTCCTCGGGGTTATCGAAATTTGACACGCCACTTTTTGCGTAACCCGAAAAACTCATGGCACTCTCACTTTACCGCTCCACTCCCATCGCAAATGCCGTTTACGGCACGCCGGATGTTTCTGGCCTCATCGTCGAATCCTTCTCCGTTTCCGAGACAACTTCGCCCACAGAGGTGAAGGATGACCAAGGAACTGTCATCGGAGTGGCGGTGCCAGATGCAGTCATGGAAATCTCGATCGAAGGCATGCGCACCGGCTCATTCTCGCAGACTGTTGGCGGCCTCCTGTCGATCACCATGCCAACAGGCATCACCCTCGGAGCCACGACGATCGTGACCGGCCTTACCACCACTTTCGCCTCTGAGCAGTTTGAAAAAATCTCCGTCGCCGCACGGTCATACAAGACCGCGATGAGCGCTGCGACCCCGTAACTCTCCACCTCCTCGCCGGGGCAGTCGCGTAGCGGCTCCCCGGCAGGCCCACCACGACAAATCACGACAAATCCATGACAGCTATTTTTTCCACCCGCGACCTCAAGCTCGCCTCGATCCTCACCACGCTCGGTTTTGAGTTCGAGAATCCCGCCGCTCCTGCCACACGCATACGCCGCGAATCCGGCGAGGAGTCCACCGTCTTCCACTTCCTGGCGAATCACCCCACGAACGGCCAAGCCGCCGATGAGGTCATGCGCGCCTTTGCTGCTGGTGATGACTACATCGCCGCGCAGCAGGATGAGCCGCTCGCCTACATGCTCGCCGTGCTACGCAACCGCGATGAACTCGTCTCTGTGGTCAAACAGATGCCTCGCCAAGTCGTTTTCGAGCGCAATGGCCGCATTATTTCCATAAGCGAAAACGCCACCGAGGCGGACAAGAAGCGATTCGCCAAATTCATGTGATCCCCAGCTCACCAACGAAAAACCCAACGAAAGACCAATGAAAAAGACACCCGAAAACACCGATTACGAAACCGACGACGAAGCCCTCCGCGAATCCGCATTCCGCGACGGCCCGCGCAAGGCAGGCAAATGGAAACTCCGCCCGTGCGTTCCCGGCACGATCTCGATCATCCGCTCCAACATGCTGGAGAAACGCGATGAGTTTTGGTTTGTCGCCGCATTCGCTTTTGTGCACATCGCGCCGCTTGATGATGTCATCTCGGTGGATAACGATCCTATCGCCTTCAACGCCGCCGTCCGACGCTGGCAGCTTGATAACCTTACCACCCTCGATGAGCAAAACGAACTCTCCGCACTCGTCTCCGCAGCCTGGGAGCGTGTGAACGCCGCCGAGACAAAAGCCAAGCACGCCTCCACCGGAAGCACCGAGTCGGGAAAGTAGCATCCCCCAACTGGCTCGCTTCCTATGTTTATCGACTCGCCAGTGTCACCGGTTGGGGGTTCCACGCCTGCATGTGGGAAGTCCCCTATGCTGCCGGGCTGCAAATCTTGGACGCCGATTCATTCGCTCGCGGCATTCCTCGCGTATATCTCCGCGACAATCCGCAGGCGGATTTTGACTCGCTCGCTGCAATAGACGCAGTCCTTGAAAAAATAAAATGAGCTTTGCATCCGTAGAGATTGAGACCACCGGACTGGAAGACATGTTCCGCTTCTATGGAGAAGTGAAGCAAAAGACCCTTCCAGAGACTCTACGCATCCATGCGCGTCTCCTCTGCGTCGAGTTAGCCAGGCGCACTCAGCCTTTCGGGAATGACCAGAAGGTGGGCGAAAAAGCCATCGCCCGCGATTTGCTTGGAGGCAAAAAGCGATACGGCCTCTTTGCCCCGATCACTGATTTCATGGCCAAAAATGCGGAGCGATACCCGAGCGGAAATATCCGGCTTTTTGTAAAAAAAGACGGGACTATTTACGGATCAGATAACGCCCATTTTCGACAATTCGCCACGGCAGGATCAATGCGGGCGATACATAAAAAAGCATTTCAAAACGGGGCAATGTCCTCGGCTGGCTCATCGACGCGCGACATCGGCCGGTGGAAATTTATCGACAAGTATTTTGTGCCGGGAAGCACGCTCGATGACTATGTGAAGTCGCAGCAGGAAAAGACAGGCTTGGCAAAATCTGGCTGGGCGGACTGCGCGAAAAAACTGAAATCCACAGTCAAGGGCAGTGCCACTCGCGGCATCCCAAAGTGGGTTACTCGGCACCTAAGCGATTATGGCTTTGGTCGCGTCGAAGACATGGCCGATGACCAGAGGAACCCCCGCATCACTCTCACCAACACCTGCCGCTATGCCGACAAGGTATGCCGTGAGAGTGAACGCGATGTCGCTGTGCTTATCGTCGTAAACAAAATGATCAAGCAACTGGCCAACATCATGCGCTACGAGCGCAAACAACTTCAGAAAGCCGCTTAATCTATGGCCGACGCAACAGTAACATTCGCCGCAAAAGACCTGAACCTCGGGTCCACGATCGACAAGCTAAAGAAGGAACTCGGCTCCACCCAAGCCGCCGCCCAAGACGCCTCCAAAGGCTTCGATATGAGCTTCGGCAAGATCGGCCTCGCGGCCGGGGTCGCCGGTGTCGCTGTGAAGGCTGGCATGATGGCCGTGGAGGCCGCCACCGCAGCGGCCAGTGCCGTCGTGGCAGGATTCGGCCAGGCAATCGACCTCGGCGGGCAACTCACAGACCTATCCTCCCGCACCGGCGAGTCGGCAGGGAGCCTCCTCGTGTTGCAACGGGCTTTTGAAAATACAGGAGTCGGCGCCGAGAAGGTAGGTCCAAGTCTCAACAAGCTCCAAAAATTCATGGCAGAGGCAGCCGCAGGTGGAGCAGAGCAATCCGCCACGCTGAACGCTCTTGGCCTTTCGATGAGCGACCTTGCGGGCAAGACGCCAAGCGAACAGATGCAAGTGCTCGCGCAAAAGATCGCTGGCATTTCCGACCCTGCCGAACGCGCCCGCGCATCGATGGAAGTCTTTGGCAAGAGCGGCGGCGAACTCCTGCCGCTCCTGAATAATTTCAGCGGCGAACTGGACGGCGCGCGTGATCAACTCGGATCAATGCCGGAAGTCATGGACCGCTCGGCAAGAGCTATGGATGACCTTGGTGATAGCCTCGGCGCCATTGGAAAAAAAACAACCGAGTTTGCAGGTGGTTTTTTAGAGAAGGCTCTCCCATCGTTGAATGCGTTTACCAAATCTCTTTCTGGAATTGACGCTGCTGGGTGGGGGCAAGCGCTGATGAAGCAAGTCATGAGTGTTTCCGATTTCCTTCTGGGCGCATTTAAAGCCCCGCTCCCTGCCATCGAGGCGCTTGGTTTGGCTCTCATCGCTGGCGTGAAGACGGCCGGTAACAACTATCTGAACTCACTCATCGACGCTGGTAACTTCTTGCGCGCCTTCTTTTCATCGGATTTGCCGGGACTCATTGCCGGACAGCTCGGCAATTCGCTCATCAAGATGGTGGTCGATTTTTCAAAATACTTTGTCGATAGCATCAACTCTGTCGTGAAGGGTTTTGAGCAGTTCTTCGGCACAGCCATTCAGACCGTCGTCGGCTTTTTCTCAAGCAGCTTTAACCGGATCGTCAACGCCTTCGCGGCTGATTTCCAAAATGCCATGTCCGATCCGATCGGGTTTGTCACAGGCAAGTTTAAATCAGCCCTTGCCGCCGTGAATGAAAACGGAGCGATGACTTTCAAGACATCCTTCGACGCAGCAGGCGGCAGCGTGTTGGACAAGATCAGCGCAGGACTCGGCGCGACCAGCAACATGTATGGCGAGCGCCTCAAGACCGGCACCGCAGCCATCCAAGACCAGTTCGGCAAACTCATCTCAGGCATTGAGCCGAGCACAAAGGACTTTTTCGGAGCGGTTCCAGCATCCGCTGAAGCCGTGGAAAAAATGAAAGAAGTCGAAGGCGTCGGCAAAAAGCTCCGCGAAGATTTCTTGAGCGCGTCAGAATCCGCCGACAAAGCGAAGAAAAACACATCTGGCGCAGTGGCGGACGCTGATGCCATCGCGGGCAGCTTCAACAAAGCAGAAGGATCAACTGCTAAAATCAAAGAAACCCTTTCAACCTCCGCGAAACTGATGAAAGACATCACCGATGCGCAGGCGAAAGACTCCGTGGACAAGGGCGGACGGCTGCAAAAGCAGGCGCAAAATCAAATCCAGCGCGGAGACTTTGAAGGCGCTCGGAAGACTGCGGAAAAGATCGCGCAGAACGAGGTGGATGCCAGCATCCGAGGCACGGGCAAAAATATGGACCGGCGGAGCATGGCCGAAATCGGCAAAGATTTTGGCCTCCGCCAGCAGCTCGGTGAAAGCGGCAAAGATTTCACTTCCCGCATCAAAGATGTGCGCGAAGGCCGCGCGGTCGCCGACAAGTTTGGCGACTCGACCAAGCTACCCGACCGCCCTGGCCAAGATGGCGCGAAGACCGCGCCAGGGGAGACGAGCGGCACGGCTACCAAGGGCGGCCTCGAAGGCATGGTGGATGCGATTAAAATTCTCCTCGAAAAAATCGAACCGCGTCTGCCAGTGGCAGCGCTCACCGCCTAACCCATGTCGCTCACACTCTACACCACCACCGCCGCCGCAAGCGGCCTCATCCCGCAGCCCGGCCGCGCCGTGGATACCTTCCCGAGCGGCCTCGTGCGCGTCACGCAGACATACATCGGCCGCACGGCAAATGCCTCCGCGCACCGCGCCGCGCTCGCAGTCGGCAA